CAGAGTGCATTTACAACCAAGGGAACTTCTGAGTTCACTGATAACGCTGTATTCCAACAGGATATAGCAGTTAATGGTGGTGGTGCTGGTAGTTCTAATGCTGCTGATGTAACAACTACTATTACTGATGGAACATTCAATCTTGCAATGGATACAGGCTTTGTAGGTCTAACATCTGGAGCACGTCCTGCTAACGGACTCAAGATTGGTGGATCCGCAAGAAATATTGAGATTGGTAATGTAGCAACTACTTCACAGAACATCAAGATTGGTAATACTAGTGCTGATGCTGAAATCTCTATTGGTGAGAGTGCTGATGGTTCTAATGCCAATAAGTCTAAGACAACTATCGGTGGTGCATTTGCAAGTACTGAGTCTGATTCATTCGTTAACATTGGTGCTAAGTCATTCAAGATGGATGGTGATGCAGTACTTGGTCTTAGAAGAGGACTGAATGATGTTACTAAGTTGGAGTCTCCTTCTGGTACAGTTGAGTTCTTCTCTGGTAACAGTAATACAAGCATACTTAAGTTTGCTGAGAATGCTTCTGAGGTTACAATTGCTGGTCAGGGTGGTACAACCAAGGTTAGAAACAATCTAATCGTTGATGGTACGTCAAGATTTAATTCTGACATGACCCTCTGTGGTGGTTATGCTTCTTACTCCTTCGTTGGAATTAGAGCATCTGCTGGTTCTGCAATTGAAACTCATACAAATGGTGTTCTTGGTAACAACCTTTACAATAAGAATGTAGATCTTATTACAATTTACGCTGCTGCATCTACATTACCAATTACAGATGGTACTTACAACGCAATTGACACTAGTGGTGCTGGTAACTGGGGTGGATCTTCATTCCAGACACAACCTGCTGGAACAACATGGGGAACTCTAACTAGTAATCAATACTACTTACCATTGAAGAGAAAGCCTGTTGATGCTCAGGGTGCTCAGTACTATGCAGAGGGTGATATCCTTTTAATTGATAGTGTTGAAAGTGGTAGTGGACATGCTGAATTTGTTAAGATTGCAACTGGTGGACTGAAGAGTGTTAACACTGCACCATACTGGGTTGTAGTTGAGAGAGTACCATTCTTTACTTCTCAGACTACAAAGGATAATCATCCTGATACAACTGCTATCTTCAAGTGTAATGTACAGTATGATTCTACATGGATCACTGCTAACATTGATGATGTTGGTACAGAAGATAATGTATACCTAGCAACATTTGGTGGTAGTTTAACAGGTCAGGCACAGAGACAAACTTCTGGTGATCCTGCTTACGTCAGTGCTACTGCTCCAGGCGACTATGTAATTCTATCACGTAGAGATACATCCAACCCTGCTGATGGTACATTTGATGACGGTGAGATTCTAGAACTTAAGGGTGCATTAACTCAGGTTGCTAAGTCCTTCAAGGTTAATAATGGTTGTGATACTAGTGCTGTGAAGACAGTATTTGAAGTTGATTCTGTAACTGGTAATATTACTGTTGAAGGAGACTCTACCTTTACTGGTGGATTATCCTTAAATGGTACATGCACAACACCATATGTTAATGCAACTACTAACAAGAAGTTAACTGTAACAAATGGTTCTGGTGTTACAACCTTTGAGGTTGATACATGTACAGGTGATACTGTTATTGGTAATCAACATGGTACTGTATTCTTACTTGCTGAACAGTATGGATCATCTGCTGCTGCCCATAGCATAACAGATACAGTAACCACATATAAGCATGATCCTCAAACCAAGCAAACTGGAGGACCAATAACTTCTCTTGCTAGTGGAATCATAACTACATCATCTAGTATAACTCTTAGTGGATATGCTACGATTGGAACCACTGCTGATTTCGCATTCTCTGTTGGTGATCTATGTGCTATCTACAAGCAGGGTCAAATTGAGATTATTCAGGTTACTGCTACTCCAACTAAGACTGGTACTGCTGGAGCATATGTTTGGAGTCTTCCAACTACTAATAATACCACATATCCTAACGGTGGTCGTGGAACTATTACTAATAAGGTGGAAGGTACAGTAGCACAGGCATGGACAGTTGGATCTAACCTTGTTAAGATTAACAAAGTTACCGAGACTACTACACTACTCAAGGCTCTTGCATCTACTAGAGCACAAAGGGTAACTGATGGATTCAAGGCAAGAACTCCTAACACACTTGATAACAGACTTGAGGTTCAACTCAAGAATGCAGATATTATTCAACCAAAAGTTGATTACTTACAACTTGTAAGAATTAATGAAGAGTGGTTTGATGTTGATTCTGTTGATGGTGCTCTTGATGCAGCATACGCTGTTAAGTTAAGTAAGCAGATTAGAAATCCAAATACAATTGGAACTGCAACAGTTAATCTATACAATGGTGGTAAGACAACTGTTAATGATGACTTTACCATCAACGGTGGTGTCTTCAGAATGTATGGTTCTGATGGTACATCAATTGTTGCTACTCTTGCAAATGATGAAGGTCACGTTGGTGACGGATCACTTACTGATGAGGTCACAGGTCAGCAGGGTCTAACAGTTCAAGGTAAGGGTAACTTCTACGGTGATCTTACTGTAAGAGATCGTGATTGTCAGACAAATGGTGCATGTTCTGATGAAGATGTATTCCGAGTCTTTAAGGAGACTGGTAACCTCAACATGGGTGAAGAGTTCTATCAGAAAGGTATGTTACTCGCAGCTGAATCAGCATCTACAACTGTATTCCATATTGATAATCTTGGATCTGCTGGTACTGCTGGTACTGCTGGTGCTAAGGACTTTAGAATATATCAGAACAACGCTATTGATTCATTTGGTATTGAGAAATATTGGACAGGAAATGGTGGTAGAAGGCATACATATGTTGCTTTTGATGCTGCAACTGGTGTTGGTCAACAACAGGCTAATCCATTACAAGTCAACAATAACTATCTGATTAATGCAACCTCTGGAAGTAATATGGTTCTTTACTTACCAGATAATGCACAGACTGGTGATATGATTAGACTTGTTGAACTCAGTGGTAATCTAACATATAATACAAGTCTTATTATTAGAGCATTGAAGATTGGTGGCACTGCTGTTAGGATACAGGGCGATGCAACAGGATCCAAACTTACACATGGATCTGGTCAAGCACTAGGTTCTCCTTGGGATTCTGGAGAATTGGTTATTCAGACACGTAATGCATCATTTGGTCTTGTATATGCAGGATCAGTTGATATTGAAGGTTCAACATCAGCACAAACAATTCCAACTGGGTTAAGGGGTTGGTGGTTAATGGAGTTATAATAAATGGCACAATACTACGATCAAATAAAAAGCATGAGAGCTGCCAAGATAGGAACTATCCTACCTTGGGGTGGAGATGGAACACATGGGCATCTTAGTCCTTCTAACATTCCTACAGGATGGGAAGTGTGTAAAGGTCAGACACTTGATGCACATGATTATCCCGTTTTAGCATCTATTATAGGTGATACTTATAGTGCAACAGAATCTATGACTGATTCTGGTGGAAATGAATATGCATTTCCATATATTGATACTCCTGCATCATTCATGCTTCCTAATCTATCTAACAAGTGTATGGTAGATATAGAGAGTTCTTATTTAGATCAAACTGCATATAAAATGGGTCAGACTAGTCCTAAGACTCAGGTACTTGACAGTAATGGTACTGAGTTAGGAGATTTACTGGCATCTGGTACTGGTGGTGGTACTAATAATTATTTTTCTAATGTTAAAACTACATGGCAAGCATCGGCAGATATTGATTTTACTTTAAATCTAACTGGAAACTTATATTTTAAGTTTAGTGGGATGCTTCTTCAGGCTCCAGATTTTGTTGAAACATTATATACTCTTCGCCGTAAGTTAGGTATTAATCATACACCATCACACGGTCATACTGATGTTATTCCTAGTACTAACGTGAACCCTTCTGGTCCTATGATTTTTAGAACTGATGGTGGTATTAACCAAAGGGACTCTGCTTCTCTGACTATTTGTAGTACTAGTGTTACTCCTGTTGCTTGTGAATTTAAAGATGCTAATCCAACACAATGGGCTAATGGATCTACTGATATAACATTCTATGGTAATGCTAACTATGAGAATACATTACCACAGATGACTGGTCCTATGGAATTTGTTCAGGATAGTACTGGGAATAACTATTGGGCTCATGTACCTGCTACTGATTGGAGATCTAGTGGATCAAATGATACTAATAGAAAGGCAGGACCAAAGGCAGAATTTCAGAGACAGACGGTTTCGGGTGGTCAGGGAGCAACTCAATCTATTACTAATACTACACCTATGAAGAGTCATAAGACTCAAGCACATACTGGTATGCATCCTAGACCAACTATTTCAAGGAATAGAGCAAACTTTTATGGATACAGTCGTCAAGGTCAAACTCCACCAACGCAAGGTGGTATAACAGATCATCCAGAAGCAATGACAGCATTTGAGGTATCTGGATTGACTCTTACAGAGAATTCAAATGAGATTACTCTTCCATCAACTACAGATATTAGTAGGACTTATACAGTTGGATCTGCATCATGGAAACAGTATGATGCGATAACACCATTTATGCATGTTACAGATCGTACTAGTGATAATAATGATAGCAAATATGTGTATTTACAAGAGGGAACAATCGTACAAAGTGTAAAGAAGGAAACTAATGGAGATTATACTGTTAGATTAAATCAACAGATGAAAGGAGATAAAGCAGCAGGATGGGGTAGTGTTACTGGTAGGAAAATAAGATTTAGATATGCTACATATCCAACAGCTTTGAATCAAGCAGAATTAGATCCTATTTCAAGTGATTTTAGTTCTCATAATCATGGTAGTTTTGAAATTGTTCAAGGAATTGGATCAATGGCAGGACCACCATCACACACTGCTTCTAATGCAGATGCATCATCATTATCAGCACAAAGTCTTGAAAATGCACTAAATATTGATTGTGATACTACTCAACCTTCATTAACCCTTACATTTATAATCAAGGCATTCTAATGACAGCATTTTATTCAAAAGAAAGATCTAAGTATGGTAATGTTACTGGTCAAATAATTGCATGGCCAGTTGATTATAGTGGTACTCCAGATGATGGTAATAATAAAAATATTTTACCTGCTGGATATTTAAAGTGTGATGGTACTAAGTATTATGCCACAGATTACCCAGAACTTTCATCTATATGTGGTACAGGAGATACATGTAGGTTTATTAGAAAGAATATAGATGGTACTGATATTGATATACTGACAGATGAACAGTTTATGGTTCCAGATTTAGGATCTAAGTATCCTGAACCAACGTCAGGTGCTAACGCTGGTATATATAATTCTATTAGAGTTATAAATCAAGCTGGTAATGAAGTCAGTAGATCTGGTATAGGTATTGAGGCAGAGTCTGCTATCGGTGCTAATGTTAATATAACATACTCAGGACAGATTAATGTACCAAGTCAAGAGATTCCTGTTAGAGGTAGACCTTCCTGGGGTTATGCTGGTACTACTCACCGTACAGATAATGAAGGTGTAGAGGATAATGCTCTTCATCCACACATGCATTATTCTACAACAACAAGAGTTAGGAACTATACAAAAGAGACGATTAATAACGATGCGATGTTGACTGGTCGTACTGGATTTAGAAATGCATCAACAGTTAACCTTCAAGATTGGTTAGATAATACAAGATATAGTAATAGTAATAGTAATCCACCAGGTAGTGCTCAAAAGGTATGTCTTGCTTTAGATGCATGGAACCCAAACTCAGGAACTGGTGATAGTGGATCACCTATTGACTTTAGTGGTTGGGGATATGTTAGAGGTTTTTATGGTGGTTGTATTGGTGAAGATTCATCTTCAATCTATAGAGTTGGTGGTGGTGCAAACTTTGAGTTTGGTTGTTTATCTAATGAGTCATGGACTGCTCAAAGAGATACACCAATGGGAACACCGGAGAATGTCTCTGCTGATGTAGATGGTAAATTTGCA